AAGAAACAAGAATAAATATTAAACGAGGAACTATCGCACACACTAACGCCCTATCGCAGCTTATGAGGGAACAAGATAAGAGGAAGCAACAATGACCCTCCAAGCGTACCATGATCGTTCGGTCAATCGTCAGCTAATTACTATTGATGATATATACCTTACTAACATGCCTCATATCAAGGTCGCAAGGTTCGAGGGGGCGTATTACATCTATTCTATTAACTGGTTCAGGATATTCAGGACTAAAAAGTTATTGATTGATTACATGCAGAGGTGTGGGTATGAGATACAAGCGTGAGTTAAATTTACAGAAAGCCATACTCTTAGACTGCGGAACTCAGAATTGGATCGCTGAGCATTACGAAAGTAAGAAGCTCCTTTTGCCTAACGGACAGTACGCTGATTCAGGTGTGCCGAAAGGGCATCCGGACTTGACTATATATATAGGGAAGGGCATTGTGGTATTTGCGGAGTTGAAGGTAGGACATAATAAGCAGAGTCCAGAGCAAGTAATATTCCAGGAACTATACCGTGCTCGTGGCTACTTATGCGAGGTGATATACAACATGCAGCAATGGGAAGAGTATAAGAAAGTGATAAAGGAGACCTATCAATAGTGGGTTTCTTTTCTTTTTATATGCGCCCAATAGTATATATCAAACTATGCACCGTTTACTAATAGCCCTTTTACCCAGTACTACCACACACCTTAAACATCCCGTTTCTCCCAAACACCTTTTTAGCCCAATCATGGTCTGTCATAGTTTAGGGCTGTTTTGGAAACCTTTTGAATAAATGCTTTTCTACTTTTGGTTTCTAAAAACTATGAAAACTATATAGTCTGTCATAGTTTTATCTATTTATAAAAACCCTATAATTTTATATAAAATATATATAAGTTATAGAAAATGCCCTAAACTATGCAAACCCGCTACTAAACCCTCCATTAGTATAATATCGCGCCATCGCCGTTTATTATTACTTTCTATATACTTTATAACGCTTTTATTGTATAATATCAGTAGATAGAGTACATGACATATTATGACGTGGAGGTTTGGATGAAATTAAGTACAATTATGGATCGTATTCAACAAGCAGATTGGGACTTGACTATGCTAGTGCCAACTGAATCGTATGATTTCGCAATAGATATAAATAGTGCATTGAGAAAAATGGGGCATTATAGTTGTATGTATTATGATAAATGTGATGCTCAGGGCTTAACTTACAAAGAAGCAACAGATAAACTTGGTGAGCATCTAAGGAATAACTTAGGTATTATTGCTATACCGAAAGAACAAACAGCTTAGGGGATGATACAATGGCCCATGCAGGTGGACGTCCGAGAGCTTTTAAGTCAGTCGAGGACATTGAAGCAAAGATTCAACTTTATAAAGAATATCTTAAAACTGAGAGCAAACCTCCAACGATAGCTGGTCTTGCTTATTTTCTTAATGTGGATAGAGGAACTATATATAATTACTCAAAAACTGATGAGTTTTTCAACACTATAAAGAAATATAGAGATTGGGTTATTATGAATATGGAAGAATTTGGCGTTACAAAAGGTCATAGCGGTATCATATTCCTTATGAAAAACTACGGCTATACCGACAAGCATGAGTATAAGGTTGAAGAGACAACAGCACCAGTAGTAATCAACGACGCAGACGAAGTGGCAGAGTGGTACAGAACACATGGAACAGATGAGCCGTATCATAGATGAACCGTACCATAGAGATTAGCGATATAGTCGCAGTTCCTCATCTATCAACATTTAATAGCGAGAAGCCACATCAATTAATACATGGTGGTCGTAGAGGATTTAAGTCAACTAAGCACGCTACTAAGATAGCAAAAAGACATATAGAAGATAAATATTGTGAATCGATCATAATAAGAGAAGATTATACCGACCATAGGTTTAGCACGTTTCCCGCTTTGAAGAGGGCGTTTAGTAGACTTGGGGTTAAGCTGTTACCTAATATAACTTGTTCAAGTGATAGAGGTAGCACGTTATGGATTCAGCCACCTAGTGGTGGATATGTGCATTTTAGACATATGAAAGATATAGATAAGCTAAAAGGTACTGAACCGATAGGTGAAAACAATCAAATCAAGATAGCTTGGTATTTCGAGATAACAGAGTATAAGAGCCAACGACATATACAGGAAGCTAACGCAACCTTTATGACAGGTGATTATTATTGGTCGTTATATGAATGGAATGACGCACCAACAACTACACATTGGACTTATAAGTTTCTTAAAGAGATGGAAAAAAGAGATGATGTGTTAATACAAAAAATAAATTATAATGATGCACCTTTATGGCAACAAAAGAAATTCTTAGGTAAATTATTGAATGAAATAAATAGATTAAAGGAATTACAACCTGAACAATATAAATCTATATTTTTAGGCTTTCCTGCTAACTTAGGTGGTGGGTGTTATAAGTCATTTGATCCTACTAAGCATCTTAAATCGGCAACGCATGATTATGTAGAAATAACAGTAGGTGTTGACTATGGTGGTAACGATGCTACTGTGGCGACAGCAATAGGTATTAAGCCTAACTTTAATGGTATAGAGGTAATAGATACCTACTATCATAAGAACGGGGTTAGTGTAGGAATTAAGAATATCAATGAGTATGCTAAGGACATAATGGAGTTCTGCGTTGAGATATATATGGAGTATGAACAACCTATTACGTTATTCTTAGATACTGCAAACAATACAACGCTAGGTATGTTGTTAAAAGACATGACAATGACTGAGGAGTATAGGTTCGTAGTTATGGGTTACTTAAACAAGACAAAGAAAAGAAAACAAACTAACAAGAAGAAATCAGCTATACAAGAGAGAATAGATGTAACGGAATTAATGTTCGCAGCTAACTATCTTATAATAGATAATACAGATGACAAATGTGTAGAGTTAGTAGCAGCTTTACAAGAAGCACAATATAAGAACGGTGTTAGGCAAGATGATAACACGACTAATATAGATAGCCTAGATAGTTTAGAATATGCTTGGATAATGGAAATGGATATTATCTACGATATTATAATAACTAGACCATGCACGCAAAAGCCTATCGACACAAGTAATATAATAGAATGATAATGAATGATAATGAGGTGAGATAATGAATGACATAATGGCTAAGGACTTACAGAAGTTATTTATAGGTAGAGGATTCAATCCGGTAATAGGAACTATATATCAACAACAAGAAATATGGTTGTCTTGGTATAGAGGAAATGTAGACGGATTCCATGAGATACAAAAACGGAGTTTAGAAGGCATAATGATCGCCATACATAAACCTACATTACAAATGGCTAAGAAAGTCAGCGAGGATGTAACCAGTTTACTCTTTAATGAAAAGGTACAGTTAGTTATAAGTGGCGATGACAAGGCACAAGGTGTGTTGGATACGGTGCTACTAGATAACAATTATCACGATGAGATGGTTAACTTCATTGAATTAACTTGTGTGTATGGTACTGGCTTAACGGTCGAGTATCGTTCAAACAACAAGACGAAAGTAAACTTCTTGCATGGTGATAGAGTAATAATCATCGATTATGATAACACTACACCAACAGCAGTAGCGGTAATACAACAGTTCAAAAAAGATAAAAAGACTTATCATCATGTTATGTATCATACATTTGCAGATGACAAGTATAGAATACAACATGAAATGTACTCGATTAAAAGTGGTAGCGGGTTAGGTAGAGCGGATAGCTTAGATGTACTGTTTACAAATAAAGAACTTAATGCAATGCGACATACAAGACTAGAAGATAACACGCAAATAGTAGAGTACTATACCGAATACGACACAGATACACCGCATTTTCAAGTGTTCAAGTTGGCTATTAGCAACAATTACGATGTAAGAAGTCCGTTAGGGATTAGTATATTTGCTAATTCAACAGGCACATTAGAGAACATAGACGAGAAGTACTATTCAAGTCGCATGGACTCAATCAATAGCCGTAAGAGAATATTCGTTGGCGATGAAGCTAGTAAGTCGCAAAAGAGAGTAGATGACGGACAAATATCGTACCGTAAGTATTTTGACCCTGATGAGACACAATTCCAAGTATTAAAAGGCTTAGAAAGTTCAGAGACACCAGTTGTTGCGTTTGTTCCAGTATACGATAGCGCTCAACATGATGAAGCTATCCAAATGGAAATGAATTACTTGTCAAGTAAGGTTATGTTAGGCTCTAATTATTATTCATTCAAAGATGGTGCAGTAGGTTACCAAAATGAAATGAATGTGATAGCGAGTAGCAGTGATACGTTTAGGAATAGACAAAAGAACTTAAATAGATTAAAGAAAGCCATTGTAGACATGATGAAATCAATAATGTTCCTTGAGCAAGAGAACGGTAATTATAGTGGCGTGTTAGACAAGTTAGAATATGACGTGCATTTCGACGATGATATTATCACGGATGACGCAACTATCATTAAGCAAATGAGAGACGATTCACTTGACGGCTTCATAGCTGAATACAAATATATTATGAAGGCTTATGGACTAAACGAGGAAGATGCTAAAGCGATGATAGAAGAAGGAAGATTAGACTTAGCTGAACGAAACTCGGCATTGATTAAGCCTTATGAAGAAGATGAAGAAGATGAAGAAGATGAAGATGAAGATAGCGATGATGACGACGAATGAGAAAGATAGATGATTTAAACAATCAATTTCTAACTATCATTGAGAAAGATACTAAAGCAACACGCAATATAAATAAAGCAATAATAAACGGTAAAACAGCAAAGGAAGCGGTGGAAGAGAACGATACCAACGCAAATAGGGATGCGACGTATTATTACCTTATAGCCGTTTTGTCTATTATGCTAACTAGAACACTAACGATTAAAGAAAAGGTTGCCTATGCGCCTATAATAGCCTTAACGAGTATGTATTCAACTAAAGACCCTAAGAGGTTTACAAAAAAGGTTGATAAGATATTCAAGGGTAGTTTATTGACTCATAGAGAAAAGTCAGCGAAGAAACTGCTTAATAGTTTTATTAAGAAGGGGAAGGCAGTTATAGACAAGATACAAAGGAAGATAATTGATGTTCGTATCAAGTCTAAGAGCGAGATATATAAAGATGTTAAGCGATTGCAAGGCAAGACATACGCTGAGAGTAAGAAGGAATTATTAAAAAAGTATAACGATCCTAAACGAGTTCGTAGAGCAATAAGAACAGAAGCTCATGCAGAACTTGAGCGTGGGAAACTGATGCAAGGTGATGAATTTGGGTATACACACAAGACATGGAAAACACGGAACGATAGTAGAGTTAGACAAACTCCGTGGCATAACGCTATAAAGAATAAGCGAGTGCCGATTGATAGTGATTTCCGTGCAGCAGGATTGAGAGCACAATATCCCGGTGATACAAGGTTATCAATAGGGGAAAGAATAAATTGTAGATGCTTTCTTATAATGGATTAAAAAAAAATATGCCATCTAGGGCATCGTACTAGAATGATACCACTTGGGGTTCTAACCAAGAAGAGAGAGGTAAAATAATGGCAAAGTTTAATATTAAGGAGTTATTAGAAAAACACACTAGCGATGGGGAAGTCGACTATACCAAAGTTAATGAAGAACTAGAGACTCAAAATAGAAATATTGTTGTTAAAGAATCAAGTAAGGAAATAGATAAAATTAAAGAAGAAACCTTAGCAAGTATGATTAAAGAACTAGGTGTTGAGGGGACTAATTTAGAAGATGTTAAATTATACATCAAACAAGTTAGCGGTTCAACTGATGAAGCTAAAGAGGAAGTTATTAGATTAACAACTGAGTTCAATAAACTTAAAAAAGATTATGATAGCGGAGTTGATAAGCTGACTAAAATAGAAACAGAAACAAAGGATAAGAAGCAAACTGACCTTATTAAATCAATGGGCGTTACTGAAGATAAACAAGTTGAGTTCTTTAAATGGGACTTCAATAGACAAGTAACCGAAGATAATAGTTTTGAAGATGTAGTATCAGCTTATGCAAAAGCAAACGACATCACGACAACACAACATTTTGTGAAGGATGAATTTGGGCATAAAGGTACTAACGATATGGACATAGGGGAAGCCTTCTTATCAAAACGAGAAAAACGCACTAGAAAATAAAATCTAATAGGAGGATTTATTATGCCAACAGGCGCAAGAAAAATAACGGGGTATTCCGATATCTCCGAACAAGTATTATATGAAACAAGTATTATCCGTTCAATTTCAAATATGGATGTAATGGGTAGTCCGGGAACAACAGCGGTTAGTGTGTATGTAAATGCACTAGCAACAGTAGCAACATATACACCG